GAATGTCCTCGTCTGTCGCCTGAAACGCCGGTGTGATTTGGCCATCGCTTTCGAAGTAACGGAAGATCTCGTCGTACTTCTCGATCGGAATATCGACAGAACTCTTCAGTCCCCAGAACTCGGCGAGGATGTCCTTCGCCTGCGTGTTGCTGTATCCGTGTTCCGTGATCGCCGTGTACAGACGCTTGCGTTGTTCGGTGCTGATCAACTGGACGGCAGTCCCGTTCCCATTGCCATGCGAATTGAAGGGACTGGCCTTTGCAACTTCTTCGTCGCTGAGTGTCTTTACGGTCGATGCGCGAGAAGGCTGTTTCACTGGCTCGGCCGGCGCGATGTCTTCGGCCGGATAGAATTCCTGCTTGACGTCTGGAGCGCGCTCAACTTCTGGCTCGTCTTCGACGACGTACTCGACCTTGCGACCATCTCCCAGGAGCTTCTTCGTCTGCTCGAAGAGCTTCGCGTTCTCCGTCATCGTCGAAATCAGTTTCTGCATCCCCTGGGCGGAAAGCTCGATGTTCAACGCATAGATCGTGGTCGAGACCTTCTGCTTCTTCTTTTCGTCGAAGTACGCGGCCTTCTCCGGACGGACTACGAGCTGGCAGCGAATCCCAGCCAGGCGGCCGCCGGTGACGGTGCGGATCTGCTCGATCGCAGAGTGAATTTGCCGAATGCTGCGATAGCTGGTCGTGTGCAGCCGGCAGACCGCGCCCAGGCGTGGGCAATCGGCCAGGATGAAATACAGATCGCCACTCGGCTTGCAGATGTTTTTGTCTAGCTCGGGGCATTCATCGCCACATGGTGTCCAGGATTAGCCGTCTGGATTGGCCTCGGTGCGCCGGATGGCTTTCTTTCCGTCGCCAGCACACTTCTTTTCCGTCTTCGACCACCAGGCGTACTCCGTGCGGAAAACATTCTCGATCTCGTCATCGAGCAGAATGATCGGGAACGTGCGGCAACCTTCGCCGAAGTGCTTCATCAGCTCCGGATCGAGCTCCCACTCGAGCTTGTTGCTCTTACGAAGGAAGACAAAATGATCGAGTTTACTCGGGTAGCTTGCGCCGTTCTGCGACTTCTTGACTTCGCCGATCGCCACCTTTGTTGTCACTGCGAGGCGCTGAATCGCTTCCCCTGTCTCAGTTACCGTGAGTCCGAAAATTGCCATGGTGCACTTCCCTTTCGTTAATTCGACTGCTGAACCGTGACCGTCCGCGTGTGCTCCGCGCACGTCTGGCAGACTTCGCACTGCGCACAGTAGCCATGCCGGCATTTCTGCGTCTTACACTCGGAACAAATTTCTGCAGCACTTCCAGGCCTGCGCGTTTTTGCAATCACATCATCGATAATCTGAACCGCTCGCATGGCCTTGTTGGCTTCCGGCACGCCGTAATCGCCGTCGTTCACGTCGACGTAGCCTTCGATTAGTTCGCGCACTTCATGGAGCGCATCGAGAAAGTCGTCTCGCTCGGATTTAACCCGGAGTGCCGCCACCGAGAGCTTGTCGATCGATGCTTCTAGCGATTTGCGAGTCATGGCTGTTCCCTGTTCGCGTGGCGTACCGCGATGTAGATCAGCAGCAGCGTGACAACTCCCACGCAAGGCAGCTCTTTGACCATCCAACCGATTGCTTTTGCAAATTCTGGTATCTCGTTCATGGTGCTTACTCCTGGACCAAAACACGGTGCTGTTCGACTACTTCTTGCCGGCTGGCTTCGCCCTGCAGTCCGTTTAGCTGGAACGCCAGCCATGCGAACGCAATGATCGCCAGAAACGCCGGAAGAAAATTGTTTAGGTGGATCCAGATACCGCGGTTGCGGGTGATCCCGAGTGCATAGCCCCAGGACAGAAATGCAATGGCGCTCCAGAAAACACCGAGGGCCATCGAGACGGACCAAAGCTCACTTTCAACTTTCGTAGCTGTAACGGTGAGAGTCACAGCTCCACAAAACGCAAGCACTGCAGCCTGGACCAGAGCGATCTGGCACGCAGCGGGAACGTTGCCGCCGTATTCCTTGAGCAGTTCCCAATAGATTACGGAAGCTATCGCTGCAGATTGAGTCGCCGCTCCAACGATAAGAAACGCTGCCAGGGCGCCAGGATGAACCAGCGCCATTCGAATCGTGACCGTGACCGCTAAAAGGAGAACGGATCCGAAAGACCACGCATAAAAAGTCAGATAAGAGCCACTCGTATCATCTTTTTGCAGTCCCCACCAGGCAATGACAGCAAAAAAGAACTGTGCGATCAGATAAGCCGGTACCGCCCAGGGGACCGCGCGGCCAGGAATGCGGAACACGCAACCGGTGGCAAGCAACACGGCGATGATCGAAGCCAACGTCGGAAGGTGTCTCATGCTATTCTCCCGACAGCGAAAGTTTCGCGAAGGAAGGAGGTGGTGCTCAGTGCCTCCATTCCCAACGCCGCCAGGTCCACACGGCCTCGGCGACTGATCGATACGACGCGGGGCCGACGAGGGCCCAGTCCCGACAACCCCGCATCTGCTTCCGCCGCTGAGGACGGCGGAAATTCAAACTCCAGCTGAAAATACGAAGTATTACGAAGCATCCCTTGCAGGCGCTCGACGATCGCTTTTAGAGTGCCTTTCGTGAAAACCAAGGAATGCACGATCTCGACGAGCACGCGAAATACTTGGCTGCGATTCTCCGTGAAGGGCCAGAAAGCATCGCGAAGCTCATCGACCTGCTTCATGGTTTGTTCGCTCAATTTCAGGCTTACTGTCTTCATTTCGACGCCCATTGCCACTCCTCTTAACGCTCTTGACAACTGGCCTACACCGAAACAGAATCCGCGCGCCTTAGCTCTACATCCCGGAGGGCCCAGCTAATGTCGGTGTCACGCAGCATGGAAATACGTGTCGAATTTCTCTTCGACAGCTCAAAGAACGTTTTGCAGGAGTACGAACTTTCGCGGTTGAATATGGCCGCAAATCTGAAAAAGGATCTACGATCGACGGTCGAGGGAATCATCGACAGCCTAGTGGAGGCGCGTTTCGCGCGATGGCTAATGGAGAACAAAGAGGAGTTATGCCGCACGGTCGGCTCCGTTCATGTTCCCCAGGAAGTTTTCGATTTTGGAAGCGATGCGGATAGTGAGAGGAAAACCAAGGCAGGCGCGGCGCACAGTTTCAAGGCTGATGCTGCCGATTAAAGTTGCGAGCGCCGCATAGGTTAGCTCTCGCTGAAGTCTGAATGCTTCAATCCGCTTTGACAGCTCCGATCGTTGATCTTGCGGGTTGTCGCGCTGTCCTGTTTTCTTTTTTGTTTTCGAAGGCATCGAAACTCTCGATGCCTGGTGGGTAATCAGTAGGTTACGTTAACTGCCGAAGTATAACTTATGGGACCCACCAAGCAGTGGAAAGATACGGGATTGTGGAAAAGCTGTCAATGGAAATCTTGGATAAATTAGAAATTTTGTGCAATACTCTGTCACAAGCACAAAACAAAGGACTTAAATAGTCACCTGAAAGGGTAATGGAAGTGAGCTAAGAATCGGAGGTCCCTATGCGGACATTTGATGTTGTGACTTGTCGTTTGTTATTCGTCGTGTTGATCTTCAGCGAAACCTTATTGGGGCAGGCGCAGAAGCCGACGGCGCCGGCGGCCGCGGCTGCAAAGCTCCAAAAGCTGAAAGTATTTTGCAGGAAGTTGGGATACAGGAGAACTCAAAAGTTGTTCGACGTACCCAGCCGAACCAACCCTTCTTATCTGTGACGATCGCATGTTCATGGAAGCCCTGGGCAATGCCGCAGAGGAAAACTCCCGTTCCGGCAGAGACGCTGGTATGACCTCCGAACAGCGTCACAAGCTCGCCTATTCGGATGCATTCCGTTACGCCACGACCCACAGCAAAATGTTCAATGTCCGATTTTCAGGGCCATCCATGGCTGAGATGATGAAGAAAAATACTTCTTGGGAATGCAATAAAGGAACTGCGATTTCCTGCAACTGAGACGTCTGCAGCTACCTACTTGGGACGTAATGCTCGGCAGCTTTCCACTCCGGACTTAGGCCCAGCTTCAGGATTTCGTTTCTCGCATCCTCGCCATTCGTGAACCGCTTTGCCAGGAGCGGATTGTAGGTCACGCCAAAGCTGTGATGATTCACTAGGTTGGCTATCCAGCATGGCCGCGAACAGTGTGTGTATTCGATCAGCCAGGCGCTCATCATTTGCAGTGCCCGGACCCGCAAACCAGCGCGGTGGTGATGGCAGCGTCGACGAGGAAATTCAGCGCGCGCTTCCCTGCCCTCTTCGCCCAGGACCCGCCAGTCGCGGCTGTCTTCCAGGAGTCTCGCTCGCTGGTCACGAGCTCGAGCTTCTGTTGGGCCAGGTCGCCCTGGCTTTTCGCGATCGTCAAATCCTTCTGCGCCGCGGCCAGGTCTATCTTGCAAGTCTCGCAGGCCTGGAAGTACGCTTTGACCTGTGGTGCGTCCGGAAGCTCGATCGTCGGCTGCGGATTAGGATTCTGCGGCGTAGGCGCCGGCGTAACGACGATCGGAGCCTGCTTGAGGCCAGTCAGCTGAGCGATCAGCGCGGCGAGCTGCTGAGGCGTCTGCGTCTGTTGGAAGGTCTTTCCTACCGCGGCAAGCTGGTCGGACTGGTCCTTCCTGACCTGGGCGAGCTGATCAGCAAGACCCTTCTGCTGCTCCGAGATCTTTTCAATCGCCTGCTGGTCGGCTTTAACCTGAGCCTCGGCGCGGACCTGTGCATCGTGCGCCTGCAGCCACTCGTAGCCGATGTATGCGCCGACCAAGAGAAGCCCGATAGAAACGCCGGTGAGAAGTTTGTGATAAGCATCCATGGTTTACACCCACTGCCCTGTTTGCATCTGTTGCGCCAGGCGCTTCGCGCGATCGCCGACCTGGCCGGCCCATTGCGAGTCCAGCATCTCCGCGGCCGCGACATTCCATTCCCCGCGGCTGACAGCGACCAGGAATTTCGGAAATCCAAGAACGCCTCCGATTCCCATGTTGAACGTCATGTTGACCAGGACGCCGCGCCGAACTTCATCGAGGCCGCTGAACCAAGGGAAGCGATTCGATAGTTGAGTAGCCTTCTCGCTGACGTCGTTGCGAAGCAGAAAATCAATCTCAGAATCGCGAAGCCCAACGTCTTTCAGATTTCGCCCAACACCGATGGTCAACTTGCCGACCGTGTCGGCGTAAGGAAAGTGCCTGACACCCTCGTCGCGTTTTAGCTGGGCGATGATATCCAATCAGGTCTCCGAAGGCGGTTTCTTGTCTTTACGCCGCATCGAGAAAAAACGTCTGCTCTTGGCTTTTTCCTCTTCCGTTTTTTCCTTTTTCTTCAGGTCCTTCATCCATTCGTTTTGAAGCAAGCAGCGCGGGCAAAAGGAAGGAGCCATGAAGTATCTGGTCACCAGGAGACCTGCAGAGAAACCGACGAAGCCTGAGAGCAACAGCCACAAAGTTTGCATATTCTTTCTGTCCCCTTTGCCTGCAGACTCAGCTGTCTTCCTTCATCAGATGGGTCAATTTCTCTTCTTGCTCCGTCGGAACGGCTAACATGAGCGCCATCGAAAGGTTGTGATAGCGGCGCGCGGCATCTTTTTCGTTGGCCGTAACTTTGCTGCCGATTCCGTTCAAATTCTTTTGCTGTGTTTCGAAATTCTTGTCGATCTTTTCTTCGAGTCTGGCGAAATTGAAACGAGTGTAGACGCCAAAACTTACCGCGGTGATGAGTCCGGACAGGGCAGCTCCACCA